CTTTTTAGCGCCAGGCCAAACCCATCCACCAGAGGTGGAAGCCTTAATGGGTCGCGAATAGAAATCTTGAGGATCTCCATTAATCGCTACGGCTAACGGAACTGGGCGCAAATCTGCAACACCTTTAGTAGTAAAACCATCAGTAATATGTTGCGTAACAACTTCTATTGATTTCCTAAGTATGGCTGGATGCAGACTGTTCTTAACGACACCGCATTTCTTAACGAAATGATTATAAGGAGCCTGGTATTCACCAGTCTCTTTATTATACCCATGAGAAAAAGGAGGAGCTCCAAATAATGGATTACCATCCTCATCGTAGGGTGAAATGCCAGTAAGCTTCTCGGCATGTTTGAGGAAAGGCGATTTCTCTAAATTAGACTTGCCTAACTTCATAGCCGTGTATCCCTTAAGGGACCCGAACACTTCTAAACCTCTAACGTCTTCATAACAAAGAGGAGAGCGTCCATTAACTGTCAGTGAGATTTCCATTCCCACTGGCAATTTTACCCTGCCCTCACTATTTACACCCAAAGTGCAACTGTGATTCGACAGGAATCTAATAGCCTCCATCAGTGAAGGGAGACTGATCTTTTGAGAAAAACTCTCAATAGTATTTGTGCCAGCAATGTGAATGCCGACTACTCCGTATCCACCGGAGTATTCCATAAATAAAGGCAGACCACATTTGCCTCTATCATGAGCGGACCACTTATAAACTAGTGGTTTCTCAACGGGGACTGCTCCCCAGTTAGGATCATTGGCGACAATAGAAGGAGAGTCCTTAATTAGAACTTTCTCATTATCTATGAGGCCAACACTACCATATACAGGAGGAGTCACGAAATCCGCAGCAATATATTTGCGAATATCTTTGAATTTTAATCCGCGCAAGCGGATAACCCAAATGTCACCGTCCGCTTGGAACATCTCATTCCTGTCAACAACAACCTTGTGAAGACTAGTGATTTGATCCGAAACATTTCGAACCTCGACGTCCCATTTACCATCTTTGTCTACTGCGACAGAATGGCGATTGACAATAGCGATGTCTTGAAAGACACCTAGAATATGCGTCTCTATGGTCTTCTGACCAGCGAAACGAACTAATCTAATGTTATGCGAAACCGCAGTCCTGATTTTCTCAGGTTCATTGTATTTAGCATGATCGTATATCGGAACAGGTTGAGGTCTATTAAGAGACTCCCAATCTATTCCATTACCTCGTCTGGGACGAGGATCAGGCCGCGTAGCGCGGCATTCCTCCATGATGGAATCTAATTTAGAGGTAACTTCCTCTTCAGACCATTTCTTGGAGGCGGAAACAACGTTTCCTTCAGCAAAGAGACTTTTAGCGAAAAATCCCAATTTCCAGAGAAGCAGCAAGCTAGAAAACAAAGCTATTGCTGATCTGGTTTTGTAGGACAATCTAGCGCCTCCTGTGAGCCTATTGGTAATTCCCATGGAACCTTTAAAGTATTCCCAGGAAAACTCGAACTCACGACGGGCTGTCTCAAATTTCTTTGACCACAAATATTTGGCCAATTGTTTGTACATTGAAGATGGTGTAAACCACATAGTACAACCGAGTACTGACCAGAGTCCCATAATAGCGAGATTATATATTACTCGCATAAATGAGACAATTGGCTCAGTAACCCATCTGTAGTCGTATCCCAAAAGGTGTATTACAACTAAGACGACGTTTTGATCAAGAGTACGAGACTCAGTAGCAACTGTATAGTCGCTGATATTGACATCTTGTATTAGGTCAACACTCCCTTCTTGCTCAGCAATGTGGGTAGTGAATTCTTTCTTTAGAAAAGTTGTCAATGAGTATATGTCTACGTTACTGAGGACAATTTCTTCCTCAGAGATTTTATTGTTCACTGGAATCTGTCTGTAAACAGTAAATGTCCAGCGATCAAGTTTGGGAGTGCTAGAGTTTAAAGATTTCTGCTGATCGATTCGACGACCATCAGATTTCGTGAACTCTCTTTTGACTGTAGGGCGCACGTATAAAATACGGCGTCGAACAGCTGAGGGGTTATTTACGATAACATTTAAATTCATACTCGGGTCGTTACAGTCCATGACTATCAACTCGGGTTGAGCGTAAACCTTCCCCTTTGACTCCACATCAGCCATGTTGCACATATACGGCTGATTGTCGCAGACGGATAGGAACTCAGTCATCACAGGATCACCGCGCGTTCCTGCGATTTTAGTCGCAAGAGCACCTGGCTCTGAATAATGAATGATAGGTTTGGATGCCGGCTCATAGCCGGACCAATATTCCTCGGTTGCCTGCCTATGATAAACATGGCTAGGCTCATAAGTACGGTCTTTGACATGAGACCACGTCATACCGACATAGTCTATCAATAGACCTTTACCAATCCCTGGAACTCCCTCAATGCACACACAGAATGGCATGGGGCGTCTTTCCGCATTCATCATATTAAGAAAAGTCGCTTTAATTAGACGCATTCTTTTAAGAGCTATGTCTACTGAGCGCTTCTGCGGAGCGTTAACTGGTAAATTAGTTGCTAGAGTTGCTCCAGCATCGACACACTTACAGACTTCTGAAAGGAACTCACGCCTGCAAATCTTGCCCTCAACGGGCAGACCAGAATATGTGAGATCCTTCATTGTGTCAAGTTCATGTGAACGACTAATAAAAGTCGAGACAGGGTCCCTGTGGCTGAAAATATCAGCTATGGGAGCACCGCTCGAAACCTGTTCTGAAAATGTAACAAATGATATACAGGATTCCAGAATAGTGTCTACTAACTCAATAGAGGAAGCAGATTTGGCAGGACCTAATGCCTGCGTGATACTCTCATTTGTCGGTTTAGAAAATAATCCGAAAGAA